TAGAACATATCTTTCGTGGGCGGTGTCGTTGGGGTAAATACAAATCAAACGAAGCACTATTTGTTCAAACAAAGACAGGCGAAAAGATAGTGATATTTACAGGTGGTGGAAAGTCTAATTCATATAAGAGCATATTAGGTAACTCATATGGTGGATGGATAGCGACCGAAATAAATGAGCATTACGATTGTGAGGATTCTAGAACAAGCTTTATCAAGGTAGCTATGGCAAGACAGATTGCAAGCGTACATCCATTTACATTATGGGATTTAAACCCATCAAACCCAAATGCAGACATCTATAAGAATTACATAGATAAATTCATGGGATTTGATTGGTATAGGTATGAGCATTTCAATATATTTGATAATGCTACAATGAGCCAAGAAAGAATCGAAGAAATCAAAAACAAATATGACATGAATTCAGTATGGTACAAGCGAGATATTCTAGGGGAAAGAATGGTTGCTGAAGGACTTGTGTTCCCTTATTTCGCTAATGACTGCAAACCTTACCTATTCAAATATCAACATTTAAAAGAGAAGATGAAGGAGCAAGGAAAAAGGTTCAGTCATTTAATCATAGGCGTTGACTTTGGAGACAATGGCTCAAAGTATTCATGGCACTTAACAGGATTTACGAACGATTGGGATTATATGTGGGCACTTGATGAAGGAGACATGGCAAAGTCAAATGCAATAGACGCAACAAAGTTCTGTAAGGCGTTTGTAAGATTCTATAAGCGTTGTATTGAGTGTTATGGGTATGTAGAATGGATATTTCCGGACAGTGCTTCTAATACGTTGATAAACACGCTTAGAGCTTATTTTTACGCCGAAGGATTAGACGGAAGTATAATTGCGCCAGTCAAGAAGAATGAGCTAACAGACCGCCCTATAACGGTTGATAGCTTACTTGTTACAGGAAGGCTAAAGATAGAAGAACACTGTAAGAATTTAATAAATGCATTGAGCGAATTAGTATGGGATGAAAAGAAAGACATTCCAAAGGATGAGAACGTAAACAATATCAATGATGATTGGGATTCGTTCTGCTATACATTTATCACACACAGTGGATATATAGATTTAAGGAGGTAAGAAATAGAAACATCTAACATACGTAATCCGTGGTTTCAGAATTACCTAAACGATAGAGGGTATTATGTAGACACAAACGCAATTGAGATTATTGAATTGTGCAACAAGTGGTATACAAATACCGAAACAGAATTTCATACTGCATACACGTTAAATAACGAGGAATACACACTAGACAAAACAGACTTTGCAAAGCGTTTATGCGAGGATGACGCAAACCTTATTGAAATCCTAGATATAAACGCAACCGAGGACAGTACTACAAATGATATTATTTCAGACATTCTAACAAAGAATAGATTTGATGTAATGTACAGGAAACAAGTTGAGCAAATGTCTGCAAATGGTACGGTAGGAGCTTATGTGACGGTATCTAATGCCGAGATTTATGAAGATGGTACATTCAGTGGAGGAGAAATCAGAATCAACTATTGTGATTCAATGAATATCCTCCCATTAACTGTTATAAATGATGAAATCGTTGAGGTAGCTTTCGTTGGAGTAAATTATGAGAAACTAAAGAAAGTATATGTGATGGTCATGTTCTTAAAAGGACAAGACGAAAGATATATTGCAGAAACACATTACTTTAAAGATACAGGCGAAGAAATAAAAGACCGTGCTCAGATTGTTCAACTAGATGTGGTTAAGCCGTTTGCGATTATGAGAAACGCAAAGGTCAACAACTTACAAATGCAAGGGTACGGCTTACCTAAAATTTGGAGCGCAATCGCTCCTTTGAAAACAATTGATTTAACAATGACAATGTGGAATCGTGATTTGTTGAAATCCGATAAAATCGTTCTTGTGAATGAAGCATTAATGCAGAAAGACAAAGACGGAAACATCAAAATGAATCCACAAATGAAAAAGATATTCGTTCAGTTAGGCAGAGATAAGCTACCGGAAGAAAAAGCTTTATGGCAGGAGTACAATCCAACAGTTAGGATGGCAGAAGTTGTTCAATCACTAGAAACGGCGTTAAGTATTCTATCAATGATGTTTGGATTCGGCACAAAGAAATACACCTTTGAAAGTGGAAGAATCGTAACGGCTACAGAATATATCGGTGAGAATCAAGACGCAATGAAGGAAGTTAACTCACAACGTAAAGAATCTACTGCATATATTCAAGATATTATTCAAGCAATAGCGTACTTCTATGAATTGACACAAGGCAGAAAGCTTAATATCAATTCATTAGACATTGCGATTGATTATGACGATACATATATCGAGGATAAGCAAAGCACGGCACAAGCGTTAAGAAATGACGCACTTACATTTGATATTCCAAGATTAAAGATTATGTATTTCATGAAGCAATACGGCTTTACTGAAGAAGAAGCAACTGAATTATTAAGTGAAGAAATTCAAGATGATGGAGAGGGGGATGACGAAGAATAGCAACTACATATTTTCCATTCGTCTCAAGAAATGGCGATAGATTAGTGCTATATGACGCTTTCAGAAGATTATTCTCAAGCTACTTTACAAATGGAGTGTTCGTAGATGATTCTAGTTCAGACCATTTAAGAGTTGAGAAGTCTCAAGGCTTAACCTTAACAGTTAAAGCAGGACGAGCAAATATTAATGGAGCGTTCTATTGGCAAAGGGATGACGAAACCATTACACTAGAAAAGAATACTGCAACTAAAAGCTACAATATTATTCTTAGATTGAATGATAATGACGCATACAGAAACATTTCCTTAGTAGCAAGTGATATTAATAGTGGAATTACAAGAAACGATTCTATTTACGATTTAGTACTAGCTACAGTCACGGTAACAGGTAATTCGAGTGAAATTAAAGGGTCAGATATTACTGATACAAGATTAGATTCTACACGTTGTGGAGTAGTTACAAGCACAATTAAGAGCGTACAATCGTTGGATTTATTTACTCAAATCACTGAGTTATTCAAAGAAATCAAGGCTCAGAATGAATCTGAAATGAATGCAAATAGAACAGAATTCAACGAATGGTTTGAAACTGTAAAAGATACATTAGGCGCAGATACGGCAGGGAAGCTTTCTAACAGAATTTCAAATATTGAAAAGATGATTATGGAGAATCATTTCACTACGATTCTATTAACAGAAGATGGAACACTAGTAGATGAGAATGGTCAAGCGATTCTAGTAGATTGGGCATATGAAGTTGAAAAAGGTGAAGTAGGTAAAGATTGGACTTACAAGGTGAAATCATGAGACAAGGAACTACGCCAACAATTCAAATAACAATAAACGATATTGATTTAAATGAAATGCAGAATATCTATGTGGTATTTGAACAGAACGGATATATCTTAAAAAAAGAATCAAGTGATTTAGACATTGAGGGGAATGCTATTTCAGTGTTGTTGAGTCAAGAAGAAACACTCAATTTCAAAGAGGGAACTTGTAATATTCAATTAAGAATGATTACAAAAGGAGGAGTTGCCATTGCTTCTCCTGTCAAGACAACAAAGGTATATAGAGTATTGAATAAGGAAGTGATTACATGATTCTAATGCAAGATATTCAAATGAATATACAAGATGAATCAGACAGGCTTCAAATTGAAGCCTTAGATGAGAAGTTTGTTGAAGGTACAAGTGATTACAACAAGCTAAAGAACAAGCCTAAATTAAATGGTAATGAAATCATTGGAGAGGTTGAAGAAATTGACCCTACCGTACCTTTATGGGCAAAAGCAGAAACAAGACCGGTATATACTCCGGAAGATGTTGGAGCTATGGCGGAAGGTTCTGTAACTAATGTATCAACAACCGAACTAGATGAATTATGGAATAGTATATAGGAGGAAAAAGAATAGCTATTGAATATTTAGATAAAAGTGGATTGACACTCTTAATCAGTAAAATTAAATCGGCGTTAGGTGGGAAAGTTGATGTTGAAATTGGTAAAGGCTTATCAACAAATGACTACACAAGCGCAGAAAAACAAAAGTTAAGTGGTATCGCAAATGGTGCTCAAGTGAACGTGATTGAGTCGGTAAAGGTAAATGGTACGAAGTTAACGCCAAGCTCAAAAGCCGTTGACGTTTTAGTACCAACAAAGGTATCGCAATTAACAAATGACAGTGGATTCCAAACATCTACGCAAGTTGATTCAATCGTTACAGGTAAAGGATATCAGACGCAATCACAAGTACAATCGTTGATTAATTCGGCAGTTGGCAATATTGCATCTATTAGATATGAAAAGGTAACGAGCTTACCTGCTACAGGTTCAAATGGTGTGATTTACTTAGTCGCACATTCACATGGAACGCAAGATATTTATGATGAATATATTTGGCTTTCAGAAAGTAAAACATATGAAAAGATTGGTAATACAGATATTGATTTATCGGCATATGTTAAGAAATCAGAATTAACTGCGATTACTGCAAGCGATTTAAATACAATGTGGGGGTAGCACATGGCTTTCGTATTCAAAGACAAAGCTTCTATTCAGTGGCTTGTCTCGAAAATAAAGTCTGTAACCACATCACATAACGCATTGAATCAAATGGTGATGAACAATCACTTTACCACAAATTTGAATGCTACAAGCACTCAAGATTTAGTGGATGAAAAAGGAAATACAATCCTAGCCGATTGGTCTTATGAAGTAGCAAGTGGAGAAGTTGGTAAGGATTGGAAATATAAAGTCAAGGAGGAATAACATGCCAGGAAAACAAGTAACAGAACTAGACGCATTGCCTACATTTACCGACACTAGTCTATTGCCTGTTCATAACGGAGCAGGCTTAAAAAAAGGTACATTGTCGCAACTAACGGATTACATTGCAGAAAGATTCAGTAATCCGAATTTATTACTTAACTCTAACTTTAAAGTTGACCAAAGAGGACGTGGAACGTACACGAACAATACTACTAAACCAACGTATACACTAGATAGATGGATGAGTATTAATACTGAGGTCGTATACAATGTTGATGGCACGGCAACTATCACATCATTAGCTACTACCGATACAAGTGCGTGGTTTAAACAAATCTTAGAACACGCAATCAATGATACGTGCACTTTATCGTGCAATATTACGGCAGTAACAGGTAGTGCGTATTTATACAATCATGCAAATGGAAAGAAGATTGTAAAAGGCTTAAATACCGTAACTTTATCTTATTTAAAGGAAGCAAGTATTGAATTAAAGCAAGGTGCATCAATTACGATTGAATGGATTAAATTGGAGAAAGGCAGTAAAGCTACTGCTTACGTAGCACCAAATTACGCAAACGAACTACAAAGATGTATGATGTATTACAATGTTGTAAATACATCACTAAATGGCTATTTTACAACACAAATGTATGTCGGATGTGAAACCTTATTAAACATGCGAACAAAGCCGACTGTTAAGGGTGTAGGAAGTATTTGGGTTTATTACTATGGAGGAAATACAAAATACAAATTCAGTGATTTGCAATCTATCGTGCTAACCAAATATTCAGAAATCACGTTACTCACGGCTCCTTTAGGTGTATCTCAACAAAATATGACTGTCGTCTTTGATGAAGATAGCTACATTGAATTAGACGCAGAAGTTTACGCGTAGAAAGGAATGAGAAGAATGTATAAGGTATATGTCAAATTAAATGAAGATAAATGTATTACATCAATTAATTCTGAAATCTTTCTATCAAACGAAGAAATGCAAGCCATGAAAAATATTGATGAAGGGGAAGGAGATAAATACGTACACGCTCAATCACAGTATTTAGAAAATGGATTAATTGATAAATATGGCAGATATAACTACAAATATGTAGAAGGTAAAGTGGTTGAGGTTGCAGAAGGAGACAAGCCTACAATTGAAGAACCAAAAGCAGTACCAACTGAGCAACAGAAGATTAACGCACAATTGATGTTACAAATCGCACAATTAAAAGCAGAATTAAAGGCGGTGAAGTAGTATGAGTTATGAATTAATTAAATCGTATTATGAATTAGGCTTATTTACAAAGAATGATTTAGAAATGTTTGTATCTATTGGATGGATTACAGAAGTTCAGAGAAAAGAATTAATTAAATAGGTTTTAAAAGTGTTTTAAAGGGCATTTAAGCCCTTTTTCTGTAGGGGGTATATAAATGTTAAGCGAAGAAGAACAAAGAGAGCAAGAACGTGAAAAAAGGCAAGAAGAAAGGAAGCAAGAACGCCTACAAAAGCAAATCGAGAGAAGAAGAAAGCTTGAAGAAAGAGAAAGAAAAAGCGTAAAGCGTGCTAGTGTATTTGAATTAGGAATGATGATATTCGTATCTAATAAAATTCGTGAGGTTTTGGAAAAAAGCACCGAAGAAAATGCGAAATTTAATGAGATATTAGCAAAATCACTAGTAGATTTGCGTAAATTCACAAAAAAAGAATCAAAAAGCCTAAAAAAAGATGTAATCAAGGAATCTAAAAATAATTTTGAAGAAAATAAGAATGGAACATTAGAATTAATTCAAGAAGCAACTAAAAAAAAGATGAATGGAAGCCTTGCAAAACATATTGCATATGTGAATCCACAAAAGGAAACTGCAAAGCGTTGGAAGAAATATATCAAATCAAACGCAAACACGTATGCAATTGGTAAAGATAAGCTTCCTGTATTCTTTACAAAGGTAGTTCAAGAAGAAGTTAAGAATGTGGTAGGTGGTAAATCCACAATTGATGATTCTTGCAGAAAAGCTATTTCTAAACTAGCATACAGTGGCGTAAAGATTGTGGAATATGATACAGGTGTTAAAAGAAATGTGGATGTATGGGTAAGGCAACAAATGCAGTATGCAGAAAAGGAATCATCACAAGAAATTAACAATAAATGTGCTAAAGATTTGGGAGTTACTGTATTTGAGTTCGACGCACACGCAAATGCACGTCCAAGTCATAAGAAGTGGCAAGGCAAACGATACGATACGCAAGGGAAACTATATCCTAGCTTGTATGAATTAACACATGGAGAAGAAAAAGATTATGGATGTAGGCACTTTGCACAACCTGTTTGGGATATTGATATGCCTTATGCATATGCAAAAGAGCAATTAAAGAATATTGATACAAAGCCTTTCACATTCCAAGGAAAAAAATATGAAGGATATGAAGCTAGGCAGTACCAAAGAGAGCTTGAAAGAAACATCAGAGCATTAAAAAGGGAAGTAATCTTATTGGACAATCAAGGATTAAGCAGTACAGAAGCCAAAATTAAGCTAAAACACGCAAATGCAGTATATAAAGCTTTTAGTTCTGAAATGGGAGATAGAGTACACAACGATAGGCTTAGAATCGGATAAAACGCTCACAATGTGAGCTATTATTCAATATAAAATATAGTTAGCCATAACCATACCGGAGAAGATTCGGTTTATAAAATACTTTAGGAGGGCAAAATGAAAAACATTATTGAAATTTTAAAAGAATCAAACATTGAATTAACCAAAGAACAAGAGGACTCAATTACAAAGCTAGTAAATGACAACTATAAGACGATTGCAGAGTTCGACAAGCAAAAAGAAAAGCTATCTTTAGCAGAGAACAACGCAAAGGAAATTCAAACAAAGTTTGATAATTTCAAGAAAAGCTATGATGGTGTTGATGTAGAAGAACTTAGAAATAAAATCAATACATTGACGAATGATATTGATACTCAAAAGACAAGCTACGAAACTCAGATTAGCAAAATGAATCTTGATTCTGTATTAAGCGCAAAAGCTAAAGAATACGGATGTAAAGATTTTGATTTAGCAAAATCACAATTCAACTATGATGATTTACTTAAATCAAAAGACCAAACAAATGATATTGACAAAGCTTTCAAGACTTTGAAAGAGAATAAGCCAATCTTATTTGAAAAAGAACAAAATGAGCCTAGTGTTAAAGGCAATATTGTTGGAAACAGTGGGCAAGGAGAAAACCCAAATGCCGAAGATTTATTATTAAGACAGGTAATGGGTTTAACTACAGAAAAGAAATAAGGAGGATTTAATTAATACCAAATCAAATTGCATTAGCTAAAACGTATGTCTCAAATCTAGATGAGGTGTATAAGTTAGCTTCAGTAACAGGTGATTTAAATGCAGACGCTACAATGGTACGAGCAGGAGCGAACGCAAAAGAAATCATCTATCCACAAATTTCAGTCAAAGGTTTAGGAAACTATGATAGAAATAGTGGTTATACAGGTAACTCAGTTAAGTTAGAATGGAAAACTGCTACATTCGACTATGATAGAGGAACTAAAATCTCAGTTGATACACAAGACAATGCCGAATCAATGAATATTGCGTTCGGTATGGCAGGAGCAGAATTAATGCGTACAAAGGTAGCACCGGAAGCAGACGCTTATACATTTGCTAAAATTGCCGGAACAACAGGAATCACAACAGTTGCCGAAGATTATACAACTTCAGAAGAGTTCTTGAGCGCATTATTAACGGCAACTACTAAAATGGATGAAGATGAAGTTCCTAGCGAACAACGTATCTTGTATGCTACACCTACATTATTAAATGGCGTTAAGGCATTAGATACATACAAATCTCGTGAAGCTTTACAAGGATTCGCAAAAGTTGTTCCTGTACCTGCTAGTCGTTTCTATACAAAAATCAAATTGTTGAGTGGAAAAGATACAGAGTTAGATGGCGGATACGAAAAGGCAGAAGATGGACACGTAATCAACTTCTTGATTGTTCATAAACCTGCCGTAATGAAATGGGATAAACACACCGTTTCAAATGTAATTCCTGCAAGCAATAACATTGAATCAGATTCAGATGTATTGAAATATCGTAAGTATGGAATCGTTGATGTATACGCAAATAAGGTAGCAGGTATTTACTTATCTGCTAGTGCTAAGTAATGGCAACGGAAATCGGTTGGGGTTATCCTTCTAAAGTTGAAAAACCTAAAAAAGGAAAACCTAAAACAAAAGAGGAAGCTAAACCTCAAAATGAAAAATAGCTAAAAAGGGGGTTGTAAAATGAACAATATTTTAGATTGGGAATATTACAATTCCCATTTTCCTAAATTTGATGAAAATCAATTCAATCAGTATTCTTACAAAGCAGAAGCAATGGTATTGAAGTATGTGAACGTTGATTCTATTAACGAACAGAACGAAAGTACTTTAAAAGATTGTATCTGTGATGTCTTAAACAATGTAATCTTTCAAGATTCAATTGATGGTGTATCAAGTATTTCAAATGGTGGATATTCCAAAAGCTTTATAAACACTACTCACTCAGACAAAAGAAACACGCTTGAGGATATTATAGCCTTTTGGTTAGGTGATACAGATTTAATGAAAGAAAGATGGATTGCATTATGATAGGATTCTTTGAAGATTCAATTACACTTGTAAATCACTACTATGACACATTAACGAGAGAAGATAGGTTTCAAGCTTCTATCCTTGATAAATGTATGTGGAGACAATCAACTGTTAGAACTGCAAACGGTAATATTCTGAGCATAGCCACATCCACAAATATTACTATTCTATATCGTGAAGGATATGTTGAACCTTACGCATATGCAAAGCTTTCAAATGATGAAAAACAAAAGCACTTCACATTAAATACAGATAAAACCGATTTCGTATTCTTTGGAGAAGTCGAAGAAGATTTATCTAACATCAAGGCAATCAATGAAGCTAAAAAGAAATACAAATGGACAACGATTCAAAGCGTAACAGATTGTACGAATGTCGATATGTTGAAACATTGGGAGGTTGTCGGTCAATAGGAATGAAAGTCAAACTTGATGTTGAATCAATTCCCCAAATTAAACAATCAAGAGGACTTGAAGAACGTGGACGAGTTCAACAAATGATTGATTCTGAAGTCATTAGGCTTATGTCCCCTTATACGCCTAGAGACACAGGAGCATTAATCAACTCGGCTACAAGAAACACTCAAATTGGCAGTGGATTAGTAAAGCAAGGTGGACCAAGTGCTCCATATGCTCGGCGTTGGTATTACAACAAAGAGGGCGCTCATTTCGTTGGTGGTAAAACAGACCATTGGTTTGAAAAAGCTATGCGAAATGGTGGAGCAGAGACAATCTTAAAGAAAGCACAACAAATGATAGGAGGTAGTGAATGACAGTATCAAAAGCATTGATTCAATGGTTATATGGCTATGGAAATATACAGATAGATGAACGTATTGAAACGGATGTTTTGGCGCAACAAGCTATCTCCTATGCATTGTATAAAGAGCCTAATGCAATTGTAGATACATACATTGATGGCTCTCAAATGCGTACAGAATACTACACGTTTCTAGCACGTAGGAATACACAAATTGAAGCCGAAAGGCAAGACAACAATTCATTCTTAGAAGAATTAGGAGAATGGATTGACGAAAAGAATTTAAAAGGAGAATTACCACAACTAGACGGAAACAAATATTGTGATGATGTTTCCGTTTCAAGTGGTTTATATCTATACACAAATGAGGATAGTCAAGCAGTATATGCGTTAACTATTCAAATCAAATACAGAAAGGAGCTTAATTAATAACACAAGGAACAGAAGTAAGCGTAGGACAAACAGTCAAGAAGTATATGATTGGATTGTTCTTGGAAATGGGAACAGGTTATAAGCGTATCAAGAAGTCTACAACTTTGGATATTGCATTTAACAGTGAAACTGAAACATATGACTTTATCGCAGATAAGAATCCTACAGAATCATTAAAGAGCTATTCACCTCAGATTGCCCAAGATTTAACAATGATTAAGGGTGAAGATGATTTTGAATATATTTATGAAAAGATGATGAAATCCGTTCCGGACAATGAAGAAGTAAACACAAAAGCTTTACTTGTATTCATGTTTGACGGAGATAAAACAAAAGGCTATAAAGCGTGGGAAGTTGACGCTAAATTGATTTTCGATACATTGAGTGGTGTTGATTCAAAAATCAACTTCAATATTAACTTTGCGAGCGACATTCGTGTAGGTATTGCAAAGGTTACAGATGGCACAGTGACATTTACAGAAGGTACATCAGAAGTATAAAGAAAGAAGAGGTAAATCATGAATAGAATCACATATGAAGGGAAACAGTATGAAATCCCACCTAAGACTATTGAAGTATTAAAAGCAGAGGACGCTTGTAACGCATTTCACGCTACACATGAAGAAGCATATCGAGCTAAATTCGACTATCTGAAAACAGTATTAACAGATGAACAAATTGAAAGCATGTTAGGAAGTGCAGATTTTGAACAAGTTGATTTGATGGAAGTATTGTATATTGTCAATTTGATTGATGATGAATATTCAAAGAAAACGGTTGAACAGTTAGAAAAGAAATTAAAAACAACATTCGGAACAAATGGAATGAAGCAATTTCTTGACGCAAGCAAGACTGTTTCTAGCATTTCGGCGAAGAAATGATTGATTTACGCATAAAAGGCTTGCCAAATAGCATACAATCGCTAGATGGCGAGCCTATTTTATTAAATACAGATTTTCGATTGTGGATTCGATTCTATGAAGAATTAGAACGATTCAACAATCATGTTGTTGATGAAATAGATTGCTCTTATTTATTCGTAGATGAACCACCTATCATAGACGGGCATATTTTAAAAGAGTTAGAGCAATTCTTATATAACCCTTCTAGTACGCCTAGAAGTGATTCTACAGGGGTTAAAACATTAGATTATGTGCAAGATGGGGAATATATTTATTCGGCTTTTATGCAACTTTACCGCATTGATTTAACGGAATGTGATATGCATTGGCATAAGTTCTTAGCACTAGCAAATAATGTTGTCGGTGATTCAACTTTATGGGGATATGCAAAGAGCGTAAGAGGTTACGAAAAACCTTCAAAGAATGATACACAAGATAAAGCATATCAAAGAGCAAAAGAAGCATGGTCTTTCCCAATTGAATTAACAATAGAGGAACAAGAAATGAAAGATGAATTCGATTCATATTTTGATGTTTAGAAAAGGAGGTGGCAAATTGAATATCAGACGGAACATTAAAGTTTGATACAAAGATAGACACAAGTGGTCTTGAAAATGGTATTAAATCGGTTAGTGATGTATCAAATAAAGCTACAAACGCTATTAAAGATACTTCAAATGCGATAGATAAGTTAGGTTCTGACGGTTCAAAAGCACCGCCAAAGATTACAGATGAATTAAGAAAGCTAAATAGTGAGCAAAAGAATACACAAACAGAAACGCAAGAAACAGGTTCTAAGTTTGATGTATTTAAGCAAGTAGGAAGTAGTGCCTTAGAGTCAATTCAAGGTGGATTTGATGGACTATTAGGAAAGATTCAGAACATTAGTCCGGAAGCTACTGCAATCACAGAAACATTAACAGGCTTAGGCGTTGGAGGTGTTGTTGGTGTTACTGCCGTAGCAGGAGCTATCGGTGGTATGGCATTAGCAATTAAGACAGGTGTTAATCAAGCTATGGAACTAGATGACGCTATGGCGAAATTCCAAGCTCAAACAGGTGCTTCAAGTAACGAAATGAGCAAATTTAAAAACATTGCTCGTGATGTTTGGTCTAATAATTTTGGTGAAGATATTTCAGATGTTGCCGATATGATGGGCAGAGTCAAGCAACAAATGCAAGGCATAAGTGATACCGATTTAAAAGATGTAACTGAGGATTTATTAACTTTAAGAGACGCTTTCGACATGGATGAGAACGAAACTCTTAGAGGTGCTCAACAATTAATGAAGCAGTTCGGAATTACTTCTAAAGAAGCGTTTGACCTTATGGCTACAGGTGCTCAGAATGGCTTGAATAAGTCGGATGAATTAGGCGATAACATTTCAGAATACGCAGGTAAATTCAAACAAGCAGGATATTCGGCAGATGAATATTTCCAATTAATGCAGAATGGTTTAGATGGTGGAGCTTATAACCTTGATAAAGTTAACGACGCAATCAATGAAGTTACCACAAGGTTAGTTGATGGAAATATCGAAGGAGCTTTAGATAGTTTCGATACAAAGACGCAAGATGTATTCAAGGCATGGCAAGAAGGAAGAAAAACTCAGAAAGATGTTGTGAATGCGATTGTAGAAGATATTTCAAGAACTACAAATCAACAAGAAAAGTTGAATAAAACGGCAACGGCTTTCGGTACAATGGGAGAAGATTTCAACGCCGGATTCATTCAGTCCTTAACAACAGTAGGGAATAAATATAAAGATGTAGAAGGTGCAATGGACAAGGTTAAAGAAATTGCAAATGGTGGTTTAAAGAACGCTTTAAGTGGTTTGGGACGTGCATTTCTTGATTCATTTACTCCAATAGGCGAACTTATTACCCCTATTCTTGCCGGTATCGTTGGATTGATTATAGTAGCAATTCAAGGTATTCAACAAGGATTTGCTAAAGTTGGTGATGTAATTTCAAGTGTATTAAGTAAGATTGATACAAGTGGAATTACAAAATTGACAAGTCAAGTTTCTGAAGTGTTAGCTCCTGCGTTTGATGAGGTCAGAAAAGCGATTGACGAAATGAAAGTTGCACTTGAACCTATTGCAAAAGATATATTAAGTAATATTATTGAAGTTATTCAAAACATTGTGAATCAAGCACAAAAGATTCTTACAGTAGTAGGACCACCGATTCTAGCAATTATAAAAATGGTGATTTCAAATATAGTTGGATTAATTCCTGTAATTACATCTATTCTTTCGATAGTTGGAAGTGTTGTAAGTGGAATCATTTCGTTCATTAGTATGGTAATTTCATATATTGGAAGTGCAATTTCTACAATATTGTCTATTATCATGCCAATTGTTCAAATTATTGCATCTATCATATCTAATATTTGGTCTTTAATCGTAACTATCGCAACGAATGTTTGGAGCAAGATAAGTGAAGTGGTATCTGCAATCATTCAATTTGTAAGTGGTTTATTTCAGTCGATTTCAAGTGTATTTGAAAGCATATGGAATGTTATCAAAGGTGTATTCGACAATATCGGAAATATTGTACAAAGTGTAATTGATATAATTGATTCTAGCTTTACAGGCGTAAAAGATACCATTTCAAATGTATTTGATGATGTGTGGTCAAAGGTAAAAGTAGTGATGGATAAAGTAGGAAATAAGATTTCAAACGTTCTACAAGGAATAAAGAATGCGTGGAGTGGTTTAACGGGATTTGTAAGTGGTGTATTCAGTGGAATTGAAGGAGCAGTAGGTTCATTAGTTTCTAGTGTAAAAGGAATGGTGAATGGTGTTATCGGTGGCATTAACGGCGCTATCAGTATCATCAATAAGATTCCTGGAGTTAACATTGGAAAGATTCCAAAACTAGAGCGTGGTGGTGTATTGAAACGTGGACAGATTGGTTTGTTGGAAGGTAATGGAGCAGAAGCAGTTGTACCGTTAGAAAGAAACAAAGCATGGATTCGTGCAGTAGCAAAAGATATGGCTCAAATCATGCCTAGTGTTACAACGAATAACAACGGTCAGACTATCAACTTCTACAATAAAGCTCAAAGTCCGGATGAAATTGCTAGAATGTTGCGTATGCAAGCAAGATATGGATATGGAGGTGTAGTTCAATAGATTTGAATAAAGTTAGAGTTATCGTCCGTAGGGATGATGGTAAAGAATTTGAAATTGATAACCAAAAAAGATGGAGGATTCCTTCAAGTGATGGCTTAGATGGATTTGATTATGTAGCACCTTCATATACTACTCAAGACAACGCATTCGGAAATGGTGCTAGATTAATTGGCTCACGTATTCCAACGAAAGAAAGAAGCGTGAAAGCTACCTTTAAAGGTTCACTAGAAGAAAAAAGAGAAGAAAGGGAGAAGCTACGGCGCTTCTTCCAATATTCTCATGTATTTGATGTGATAGTCGAGTATATGGGAGAAAAGAAATATTGCAGGGGAAGATTATATGCGTATAGCTTGCCTACTGTTAACATCTATAAAGATTTAGAGCTTAACTTTACGATTCTATGTACGCAACCTTTATTGCTTTCATTTGATAATTTTGCAAAGAATATTGCGGAAATTGGTGGAGGTTTAGCATTCAATTTTGAAATACCGGAAACAGGCGTAAACTTTGGAACATTCACATTTGCTAGAGAAATCTATATTGATAATCAAGGCGATACAGAAACATATTGCAGAGCCGTTATTGAAGCCTTTGGGGATGTAACAAATCCGAAATTATTCAATAAAGATAAATATATTCGTGTATTAGACACGCTACACTATGGTGATGTGTTAGAAATTGACTTAGTTTCTGAGCCTATATCAATCAAGAAGAATAGCGTGAATTGTATCGGCAAAGTTGATAGAACTTCATCATTCAATGATATGACTATTAATTTAGGTGAGAATATCATAGGATATACGGCAGATAATGGAGATACGAACTTAGCTTGCACTGTTTACTACAACGAAAGGTATTTAGGTATATAGTATGTCTTACTTTGGATTAGATAAAGATTTCAATATCGTAACTCATCTAGCACCTTATAACGTGCAGTGGAATCGGCGATATTATGAAACAGGAGATTTTGAGATTTATATTGATATAGGGCAGTATTCAAGTGATATTACATACATTTACTCTACTGAGGATAAAGAGTTAGGAATTGTAGAAATACCGCATTATTCCGTTTCAAACAACACGAAACAAATGTTGCTTAGAGGTTCTTTTTTTGAAAAGATTCTAACAGATGATTGTATTTATCCTACATTCTCAAGCAGTGGAAACATTGTTGATGTAGTAAAGAAATTATTAGATAGGTATTGCTCATGGGAAATGGGGTATAGATATGATGAATCCATTACAGATACCGTAGACGTACAAGAAACAGGAGCAAACCTTGATAAGAAGCTTTATGAGTTGCTATATCCGTTAGAATTGTCTTTTCGTATAGAATATGATTATGTATCAAGTACGTTCACATTTGTGTTGTATCGTGGTCGTGATTTAACTCAAAACAATACAGAAGGAAACAATTTCGTTACCTTTTCAACAGAGTTTGGAAATGTTGAAGAACCGGACGTTATGATTGATTCTAGTAAATACAAGAACTATGCAATCATTTGTGGAGAGGGGCAAGGCGAAGAGCGTATTTATGTTGAATATGACGCTAGAAAAGATAAGAATGAAAGAATCAAGAAATTGTATGTAGACGCACGTTCTGAGCGTATGGGAGAAGGTACAACACTTGATGAATATAAGAAGGTGTTAATTCAAAAAGGGATTGAAAAACTAGCAGATTATCAAATTAAAGAGAATGTGAATTTTAATTTAAATACGGATTCATACGAGTATAAGGTGGACTATGATTTAGGTGATAAAGTTGATGTTATAGTAGCAGAAATTGGATTAGTAATAACTGCAAGAATCAGAAATATATTTGAAGTTATTAAGAGTGGATATAGAACCTTAGAATTAGAGGTTGATAATTTAAAAATCATGTAAGGAGTGAATTTAATAGAAAAGAAAAATGGAGGATTTAAGCAAATAGCAAGAAGTATGTATTTTCTAGACAAAATGAATGCGATGGGTGGTGTAGCCGTTGCCGTATTAACATACGTATTAGGTGAACATTGGTATTTATTCGCATTCTTCTTATTTATGAATGTAGTTGACTACATTACGGGGTGCATGAAGTCGGCTATTGCTCATAAAATCAATAGTAATAAAGGATGGATTGGAGTGCTTAAAAAGCTAGGCTATTGGATTATGATTGTCGTTGCGTTCACGTTCAGTGCTTTTTTGGTAGAAGTTGGAGAAATTCTAGGACTTAATTTCCATGTATCTACATTGCTAGGTTGGTTTGTGTTAGCTTCGCTATGTATTAATGAATCTCGTAGCGTTATGGAGAATTTATTACAATGTGGTTACAATGTACCAAAAGTATTAACTAAAGGATTAGAAGTAGCAGATAAACTCGTTAACGAAGAACAAGACAATGACGAATCAAGTACCTTGGAATAAGATTATTCTTGAAGAATTTATTAATCTAGCTTTATTAACTAAAGATGAAGAAATGATTTTAAGAACAAGAATATACGGATGGACAGTTAGAGAACAAGCCGATAGATTAAACATGAGTGTTTCTAGTGTGAATCGAATTATCAAAAAGATTAAGAATAAGTATGATACAGTAGAGAAGTATAGCGCAGTCCTACCACCAAGAAAAAGCAGTGAAAAAGAAACGTTTTTAGATGATAATTAAGAGGTTGAAAAACCTCTTTTTTTTGACATTTATTTGACATTAATGTGGAAACAAATTGAGATTGCTCATGAATATAATTAAAGGCGTAAAGAGGTGAGCAAAATGTATAATCCAATCAATGACAGAATTAATAATTTAATGAATCAAAAGCAGATGATTGAATCACAATTACAGAACATTCAACAACTAGCAAATATTCCACCTATTAATATTAACAACCAAATCACGCCTAACATGGGATTAAATGATTTTAATGGAAAATGGGTCAATAATGAACAAGAAGCAAGGAATATGATGGTGAATGGTTTGCCTAGTATTATGCTAGATAGAAATGATTCAGTGTTCTACATGAAATCATTAGACGGCAGTTTCAAGAAATACAGATTCCAAGAAGAGACAGAACCAAAAAAAGACAACATAGAGCAACGCTTAGACAAGCTAGAAGCTATGATATTAGGTCTAAAAGACGGAAGTAATATAAATACAAAGGCAAACAAAGAAACGCCTAGAAAGGAGCTTAAAGCGTGAATCCTTTAATGAATATGATGAACCCTCAACAAATGTTGATGGGTATGTTGCAACAAAGAAACCCACAAGCATTTAATCAAGTTCAACAATTAATGCAAAGTGGGCAGAATCCCCAAGTATTGCTAAGTAATATGATGGGGCAACTAACGCCACAACAGAAGCAACAATTTGATTCAGTGGCTAATCAATATGGGCTAAAACGCTAATTGCGTTGAAAGGAGGAAATATAAATGGAAAGCATGAATGGTATTCAACCAATGTACGATTTAGCAGACAGAAACAACAATGAATTTGGTGGAGGATATTGGATTTGGATTATCCTTTTATTCTTGTTATTTGGTGGAAATTGGGGTAACAATGGAAACCTACAGAATGATGAATTAATGAATCAAGAATTTATCAAACGTGATTTATTCAACACAAATCAGAATGTATCTAGCCAAGGTTTCCAAAATTCAAGAGACATTTTAGAAAGCCGATACACTACACAATTAGGCTTACAGAATCTAGGTCAACAGACTCAAGAATGTTGTTGTGCAACGCAAAGAGCGATTGATGGTGTAAATACACAGAGCTTTAAAAACACATGTGATATTACCACTGCAATCCACGCAGAAGGCGAAGCAACAAGAGCATTAATTAATGCTAACACAATGCAAGAATTGCGTGATAAATTAGCAGATAGAGACAGAGATTTGTTAACTGCAAACTTCCAATTAAGTCAACAGGCTCAATCTGCAAATATCATCAATACATTGCAGCCAACGCCAAAACCAGCATATCTTACTTGCTCACCTTATTATGCATACAATATGACAGGTTGTGGATGTAACCAAATCTAGCTCGAAAGAGATTAGGCAATAGCCTTTGGATTATAGGGTAGTCGAAAGGCTACCCGTTTATTTTATATAGGAGGAAAAGAAAAATGATTAATAGTATCGCAACAGCAGTACAGACAGTAGCAAACGGACAAAATGTATTATTTCCAACGGATAGAGTAAGAACGAAATCATGCCAATGTGCTTGTAAAGGTTGGCTTGCTCATGATGTGGGAAGTGGACTATTTACGTTGACGAAACAAGGAATTTATGAAGTAGAATATACGGCAGACATCACAAGTGCAACAGTAGGAGTTGCTTCTTTAGAATTAGAACAGAATGGAGAAGCAGTAGGAGGAACAGAATCTTTATATAATGTAGCTACTGCAAGTGCATACGGAAATGTAAGTGGAGCTACATTGATTCAAGTACCTTGTGGAGCTTCTTACACGATTACATTAGGAAATAACAGTGGATTAGATTTATCTGTTCAAAATGCAAATATCATCATTAAGAAATTAGCGTAGGTGTATCATGCAAGAGGTTAGAAAAAGGAATCTAGACCTCTTAACCGAAGCAATGAGAGGACTAGAAAAAGGATACAATGATTTAGATTTTAAAGTTATGAGCCAAGCTTTAGACAATATCAAAGACATTGATACAATACTAGCTATGAGTGATGGAAGAACTGCTATAAATGCATTAAAAACAAATGATACAGATATTGAAGGAACGGAAATTGATGATAATATTGCATTGATGAATAGCCATTTTAGGAAATACATAGAAGCTAAAAAAGAATATCGAAAAGATAACAATGAAATTGATAAACAAAATTCAATTCGTGAATTAGAAGCCTTTCTTAGTGCTATGTATGGAATCTTAGAAGAAATGAAAACGTCTAGCGACTTTCAAGAAGAAAGAGAAATGGTAAGAGATAAGTTAAGAGAAATGTTTTCAGTATATCAATGATAAATATCCTCTTTATGTGCTATAATCGGCATATAAGGAGGATTTTTTTAATAGATTATCAAAGTTTTAAAAACGCCGTATTAGGCAAAAGAATTGACATTGATGGAGCTTATGGCTCACAATGTTGGGATGGCGCAATGTATTGGTATGAGAAACTAGGATACCCAAGAATTAGTTGTACAGTCAGTAAATACGCTAAAGATATTTGGATATACAGAAAGACAAATGGAATTTTAAGAAACAGTATTGAAGTATCTATATATAAACCCGGTGATATTGTTGTATTTAAAGAAGTGCCAAATGTTACACCATATTCACATATTGCTATATTTGATTCAGATATTGATGGCAAATATGGTTGGTTTCTAGGGCAAAATCAAGGTGGCGTAGGAGGAGCATTTAATTTATGCAAATTCCCATACAGTGCCACATACGATACAGGATTTAGGCCTAAATGTTTAGTGAATCAAACATCTAACACTACATATGATGTCAATAAATTGGTATCAGAGCATGCATTAGCTACACTTATAGTTGACGCAGTAGCAATTAGACAAAGCTCACCAAATGGAGCAGTTATCAAACGTGTGAATACAGGCTTTCAATTCGAATACTACTATAAAGTTGTAGCAAACGGACACAGGTGGGTCGTAAATAAAGATAAGACTCAATTTATGGCTATTTCTAATTCAGAAACTCAAGGCAAAGAACTATGGGCAACCTTCTCAGAAATTAAAGAAGAAACTAAGCCAACTCCAATACCTACAGAAAAGCCAGTTGAAAAAGTTGATTACACAAAGAATGTAAAAGGCTATGGAGTTGATGTTTCAGAGCACAATACAGACATCAACGTATCAAAATATGATTTTGTGATTATTCGTGCTTGTTACGGCGAAAACACAGATGAGAAGTTTGAGAGCTTTGTAAAAGCTTGTGAAAGTGCAAATGTTCCTTATGGTGTATACGTGTATGATTATGCACTAAATGATGATGAAGCAAAAGCAGAAGCAAATTACATTCTAAACTTAATTAAAGATAAAGATATTCAAATGGGCGTTTGGTTTGATATGGAAGATGCAGATGGATATAAAAAGAAAAATGGTGTATTAACAAAAGAAAGATGTACTAACTCATGCAAGATATTTTGCGATATTCTAAAAGAAAAAGGATACTACACAGGTGTTTATACTTCTACTTCTTGGATTGGAACTTATGTTGATACAGACTATCCTTTATGGATTGCAAATTGGGGTACAAATGATGGAACGATTCAATCGGACCAATCAGACAAAGCAGTGATTTATCAATATACATCAAATCCATTGGATAAGGATGTGATATATCACGGTATTGATTTTTATCAGTCAAATCCAAAAAAAGAAGAAATAAAAAAAGACGATTCAAAAAATGATAAAATTAATGTAAATGGAATCAATCAGATTATTGCTTTGATTTTGAAAATATTAAAAAAGGTGTCGAAACTATTTAAATAATACTAAAGCCTATGTGTAATGCATAGGCTCTTTATATATGTTATAATTGAATAGGCTTGAGGTTAATATTCATTTTGATGTTAATCTATGGTAGCTCTGTTTATACAGGGCTTTTTTTATTTTTTCAAAAAAGTCCTTTACACGTATATACGTGTATGTTATACTATATATGTGGTCAGATAAAGGCAAGGAATATTTGTTTTAGGAGGTTAAATATGAAAACAAATAAAAAAAGCAATCGTAAAGCAGAGACGGTTAACATCTACTTAGAGATTGCTAAAAACGTTATTGAAATTCTCGCATTTGCAATAACGATTATAAAGAGCTTAGGGAATTAATTCCCTACTCTTTACTTCATTGTACCACATAAAAGGAGGACAAGAAATGGAAAGACTACAGAAAGTAAAAACGATTCTAGATGTAATTGTAATTGTATTAGGAATTGCATTGTTAGTTGTTTGGTTAGTTAAGTAATATATAAGGAGGAAATAGAAATGTTAAGATGGAATAAACAAATGCATCAGTATGAAGATGAAGATATTGCAATCGCAAATGCGCTCGAAAATTCGATTAAGAAAGCTCTTGAGGTATAATATGGCTTCAGAAGCAAAGATTAGAGCTAACAATAAATCGAATAAGAATAATACAACGATGATTTGCGTTCGTTTAAGTTACAATACGGACGCAGACATCATAAAGAAATTGGATGAGGTTGATTCTAAAATGGGATATATCAAAAAATTAATCAGAAAAGATATGCAGGCTCAAAAAAAATAGTCTGCATTTTTTATTGGCATAGTTTTTGGCATATTTTATATTGAAAATCACAGTATTCTAGAGTACGCAGAAGTACTGTAAATTACTACAATGATATGGTGGAATATACCTGTCCGATTCTTATATAATAAATAAAATCCTATATATAAAGCATATATAGGAACATTGGCATATTTTTGGCATATTCTTTCGTAAATTATGCCTTTTTTTTATCCTTTTTCTTGTGTATGATGATAAAAAAGAGGTGCAAGAAATGGCAGTCAAGAAAGATGAAGCAACAGGTAAATGGATGTATTACGGTTCATATAAATTAAACGGAAAGACCAAGCAATATAAGAAGCGTGGCTTTCTAAAAAAGAAGGACGCTATAAAAGCGGAGATTCTATTCAAAGAGAATTTAAAAGAACCAAACGCAACCATCACATTCAATGAACTATCTTATCAATATCAAGTATACTCTGAAAAGAGAATTAAGGAAAGCACATACTTGACACAGAAAGCAATATTGAAAGTTTGGGAAGATGAGCTAGGCGAATGTGAAATAAAAAAACTTACATCAAATAATATTGAAAAAGTTATTAATAAATTAATGCAGTCAATGTCATTTGATTCAGTACTTAACTATTATACCAAATTCAGAGCAGTATTGAATTATGCAGTAAGACAAGGATATATTCAAGTGAATCCATGCAATAAGATTGATTTGAAGAAAGACCCAAACAAAAAAAAGAAAGACATGATGTATTGGACAGTAGAGCAATTTAATAAGTTTATAGCAAATGAAAATAAACCGGTATATCATTTATTGTTTATGAATCAATTCTACATGGGCATGAGAATAGGCGAAACATTGGCTCTACAATGGAAGGATATTGATTTAGTAAATAATACCATTAACATACAAAAGACATGGGCAGACACGTTAAGAAAAGCAACTACACCAAAGACAAATAACAGTTATAGATTAATTACTATGCCACAATTTTTATCTGATGAATATAAAGCTTTTAAAGAGAATATGCACGCAAATGATAACGATTATATATTCGGTATGACAGTCCCTTTTTATCGTAGCTCAGTACGAAAAGAAATGAATGAAACAATTAAAAAAACAAATATAAGGCTACAACCAAATGAGCAGATACCTATTATAAGAATACACGATTTAAGACACTCATGTGCAAGCTATATGATTAACAATATGGTAACAAATGGAACAGTGAATTTCTCAGTGTATGACATTGCGAAAAGATTAGGTGATAACCTTGATACTGTTCTTTCAGTATACGCTCATTGGTTGCCACAAGCAGACAAAGGCATTGTCAAATTTATGGAGAAAAACAAATAGTGGCACTAAAAATTACCCTTGAAAAATATTTAGATAAGTAATAACGTTAGAGTTATTAATTCTAAGGAAAGGGGGAAGCCACATGACGAAGTATGAAATGTATGTATTAATTAATAGAATGTTAGAAGCATTAGAAGAAAAAGAAGTGGCAAGAGTTTATGAGTACACTCAACGGATTTGGATAAATTCCACAGATAAAAAGAGCGATTAATTTCGCTCTTTTTTATTTTACAGGAAATAATTGAATATCTTTCCAAGTTGGAGTGTCATTTTCGTTTCCTGTCCATTCACATGAAGCAACGAACTCGACTCTTTTATCATCTACAGATGTAGCTCCTTTAATTAAATATATATTATCTCCTTTTGCGAATTCAAAAGATTTAATAGAATCAAAATCTGATGATTTTTCAAGATTCATAAAGAGATTGACTGCAATTTTAGTCCACTCGTATAATTGTTCTTTTTCTTTTTGAGTAACAATGATTGTTTTAGGCATTCTAACAACTGAACCGTTTTCGTAGAATACTGTTTCATCCTTTTTAACAGTGCTTACAGTGTCATCTTTAATATTAAAGGTAATATCAGTGTCTATATATTTAATTGTGCAAGAATCCTCATTTAAATGAGTGATATGAAGTTTTGATTTTTTAATTCCTAGTTCTTTCGCAACGGATACAATAGATTTTACTTCTTTTTCCGATACTTCCCAATTTTCCGCAATTTCTTCAGTGTATGTAAGCTTTTTCTGTGGTTCACTAGGAGTAATTGCGATGATTGCATAAAAAACAACAATAACAATAGCACACCACATTAATATCTTTTTCTTCTTACTACCACCTTTTTGAATGGGTAGTGTTTTATTTTTGTTCCGCATTGTCTAATTCCTTAATGATTCCATAAATGAAATCTAATAACCTTTCTTTCGTTTCTTCACTTGATTTTAAGTAAGCCTTAATAAGTGGCTTTTGGTTTGGGTTGATTTGGTATTCTTCTATGAGTTCGTCAATAGTGTTATCCGGTACATCTAAAAACATATCTCCTATTCCTTCAGTAAGCCAAAAGTAATCAACATTATATTCTTTACAAATTAATTTGATTGTTTGGTCGCTAGGATTATTAACACCTTTTTCGAGTGAATTAACACTACTTCGAGTTATACCAATCTTCTTTCCGAATTTCTCCATGCTTAGGTTCAAGCTAGACCTAATCACATTTATTCTTTCACCTATAGTCAAATGTTTTACCTCCTCTATATTCATAATATCACAAAGAATAAACTTGTAAATTAAAAGGACAAAAAATACTTTACAATGTCATTCAAAAGTACTATAATGTACTTGTAAAGTACAAATGAGTACTAAACGGAGGATACAAGAAATGAAATCACAAGAAGAAATTAGAAAAAGACAACAAGAATATAAAGACAAAATGTTCAATAAATTCAGTAATGAATTTACAAGAAAGATTATTCTTCAAAAGCAAAATCAAATGCTTAGAGAAGAAATAGAAAGATTAAAAGCTAATCAATAAGGAGGACACAAGAAATGACAAACGAGGAAATTATCCAAAACACAAAGAAACAATTAGGAATGGGAGAGTTTGAGCCTCTCCACACTTTCCAAAAATGGAAAGAAATGGGATTCAAAGTTAAGAAAGGTGAGCATGCAGTAACTTGTACAAAGTTATGGAAACCAAAAACAAAGAAATACACAGACACAAATGGAGAAGAAAAAATAGAAAACAATTTCTTCTTAGCAAAAGCTTACTTATTTAAATTAAATCAAGTTGAGCGAATCAATCAAAATGCAGAACCATTAATGAATTAGTCGAAATAAGCCGAAAGGCTTATCTGCTAGAGACGACCTACTAGCACTGATGATGACAGGTCATGGAGGTGAAACAATAATAGATAAGAGAATTTATGAAGCCTTAAGCGAATTACAAAAGAAAGGCTACGAGCTTTCAGAATTTTATCAAGGGTATATCGCTTGTATCTTAGATGAATCGAAAAGAGGTGAGAAGCATGACTAGAACATATTTCGTAACCTTCGACGTAACTGCAAATGTTACGTTCGAAGTTGAAGCACATGACAAATTAGAAGCGCAGGAAATCGCAAATCAATTAAACGTAAGAGATTTACAAGAGGTAAATGAAATTAACACTTGTGAATCAAGAATGGAGGTGTATGCAAGTGATTATTGAGTATAAAGCACTTCTAAATAAAGACGATATAATCGCTCTTTATGACTTAGATAGATACAAGCCACAAACGAAAAAAAACTACTGCTACAGTATTATGAAGGCAGTAAAAGAAGCTTACAAAAAAGAAACAGGAACTGAATGGGAAGATTCGTTTACACAAAGAAATATTCATCAAAAAGTGATTCCTACAGAAACATTCTTGAAGTGTGCTCCTGAGTTCAAAAAAAGCTTTAGGAGATAAGAAAATGCAAGATATAAGAATGAATACAATTCAAGAGGATGAAATGGATTTAAGTATATATCCATTCAATCCAAAAAGAAAATATCTATCAAAAGAAGAAAAAGAAATACGCAGAGAAATTACGTATCAAAAAAGAATCACAACGTGTGTGAATATTCTGTTATTCGCAACAATTATGATTCTATTAATGACTATTTCATGTTTTGGTAAAACGTATGCAATGTTATTTCAATAAAAAAAGAGGTGCGCACTCGACAAAGCACGCACACACAAGAAATGACGTTCTTAATATAAGAACACATACATTATAGCAGATTAAAAGGAGAAGCGGAAGATGGAAGAAAAGAAAATGAATGTATATGAAAAGCTATCTCATATACAAAACGAAATGAAAGTGGGGAAGAATCAATATAACAAGTTTGGTAAATATAGCTATAGGTCGGCAGAGGATATCTTAGCAGAAGCAAAAAAGATTTGTGTTAAGTATAGAGCAACTTTGATTCTTACAGATGAAATTGAAGTTGTTAAAGATAGATATTATGTCGTAGCAAATGCAATTTTAAACGATTGGGATTCAAATGAATCAATTCAAGTAAAAGCAATGGCTAGAGAAGAAGAAAATAAAAAAGGTATGGACTCTTCACAAGTTACAGGCAGTTGTTCATCATACGCTAGAAAATATGCGTTAAACGGTTTATTCAACTTAGATGATACAAAAGACGCAGACACAGACGAGCAACATGAAGTTATTCAAAATGCACAAACAAAGCAACAAAAATCAGAAAATAATAGCAAGTTAGATGAAATTCGTATGAGGTGCTTTAAAGCACAGAATGAATTACAGAAGCTAGGAATTGATACGCATTCAGAAGCATTTTGTGAGCATTTAAAAGCCGAATATAAAATCAGTTCACAAGATATTCCTAATCTAAATGGAAACGGTCTAGTGGAATTAATTAAAGCATACGGAGCTATTTACAAAGAAAATGCGAAAGCATAAGGAGGAAAGAAAAATGGAATTAGTAAACGTAGAAAATGGACAAATTGAAATTCAACAGGAAGCGTTAAGCAGATTAAAATCATTTCAAGAATACAAAAAGGAAATGGACAAATTAGAAAAAGATATTAAGAAAAATATCTTAGAAGCAATGGAAAAGAACGGTATCAAATCATTTGAAAATGATGTTGTGAAAATTGCATATGTAGAACCATACACAAGAACAACTATTGATACAAAATTAGTGAACGAATTAGGTCTTATGCACCAATTAGCAAAGGAAACACAAGTTAAATCTAGTGTTAAGGTGACTTGGAAATAAAACGAGATAAGTCAATTTTGCAAAAAGATATGTCTAAATGTTATGTATGTGGGTCATCATTGAATTTACATACGCATGAAGTATATTTCGGCACTGCTAACAGAAAGAAATCAATTGAGCGTGGTTGCTATGTACGTTTATGTGCTAAACATCACAACATGAGCAGTGAAGGAGTACATTTTAATCACAAATTAGACATGAAGCTTAAAAAGGAATGCCAACAGGCATTTGAGAAAGCACATACAAGAAATGAATTTATGAAGATATTTCATAAGAATTATTTATAAAGAAAGGAATTATCATAATGATTTACGTTACAGAACTACCAAAAGAAAAATGTATAGAAATTATCAAGAATACAGATAAAAAGATTGTTCTTAATTTACGAAAAGAAAAACAGTTAACAAAAGAAGAAGCAATTCAATTAATTAACAGTGATGATGATTACGCAATCACTGAAAGTAAATTAAGAATTGAAATTGACATTGTAGAGTCATATGTAAGTGATTGTCATATCGAGACTTTTTAGAAAGGTGAATAATATGTACTCATATAACGTGATTAATAATCAAGAATCATATCCTAGAGAAATCTATTATTCTCAAGCTAAAAGAATTGAAGAACTTGAGAATTACATCATGAATGAGAATTTCAATCCATATCAAGATTCATGGACGGATGTAAACAAGATGAAAGAGCTAGGAATTACAGAAGAGCAAAAGGAATTGTTCAGACTTCAAAAATTCGAAGAAATGGAGCGCAGTCCGTTTTGAAAACAAAATTGATAGGAAGTTTCATCAGAAAATCTAGAAATGAGGATGGAAACCTAGAAATAACATTTGAATTAACTGGGCCAATATACGAATCATACGCTCAGACACTCGAAAAAGGGTCATATAGCTTGATTATAGATTCAGTTAAACGAATACGTACAAATGAACAAAATCGGCTTATGTGGGCTTTAATAAAGGAAATATGCGATAACGAAAATGCCACAACAAATGATACGTGGGATATGTATTGTGAATTCTTGAGAATGGCAAAAGCATTATATACATATGTTTCAGTTTTGAAAGATGGTGTTGATTCGTTGGCTCAAGCTCATGGAGTTAGGGCGGTTCAAATATTGGGAACTGAGATAAGAGACAATGGAAATGAATTTGTGAATTGTAGATTGTTTCTAGGTAGCTCGCAAATGGACACAAAGCAAATGGGAGTGTTGATAGATTGCATACTAGATTATGCAGAACAATTAGGAATCAGTACTCAATACTATTTAGATAAAGGAATCAAGGTGGTACAAGAATAAAGGAAGAATGGAAAGAAATAAATGGCTTTAAAAATTATTATATTAGCAATTTAGGAAGAGTATATAGCAATAAGAGAAAAAAGTTTTTAAGACCATCAAAAAACACATGGGGATATCTTGGCGTAACATTGTATGATGACAAATGTGTAAGAAACAGAAAACAAGTACATAGATTAGTTGCTACACATTTTATACAAAATGAAAAAAATAAAGAAGAAGTAAATCATATCGACGGAAACAAAGAAAATAATTCTGTAAGTAATTTAGAATGGTGTACAAGAAAAGAAAACATGATACATGCTTACAAGTTAGGACTTGAAACTTCTCCTATGAAAGGTAAATTCGGTTTAGAGAATAAAAGAAGTAAACAAGTGTTGCAATTTGATGAAAACGGTAGATTTATAGCACTCCACAATAGTGGATTATTGGCTAGTAGAGAAATGAAAGAAAAATACAATATCAAAGGAACTATTGACACAATTGGAAAAAACATAAGTAAATGTTGCAATGGTAGTAGAGTTACTGCATATGGTTTTGCTTGGAGGTTTGTTGATGACTCAAAAATTTATTATTAAAGGAAAACTTCCTAGTTTAAACGATTATATAAATTTGTGTAGAGGAAATAAATATGGAGCTAATCAAAAAAAGAAAATAGAGCAAAATAGAATAGCTTTATATATGAGAGACTACAAAATACATAGAGTAAAAGATTACCCTATAAAATTAAAAATTGATTGGTTTGAAAAAAATAACAAAAGAGATGCAGACAACATATTCTTTGCAGTGAAATTTATTTTAGATTCAATGGTTGAATATGGTGTTATAGAAAATGATTCTAGAAAATATGTTTCTAGTATTCAAAATTCAGTATTTACAGATAATGAGAATCCAAGAATAGAGGTAGAGATTTTATGAGAGAGCAAGAAATGGCAGTAAATGTAGCAAAGCAAATTTACTTTGATGAATTTAATTTGTTTTATCAAATTGCAGAAAGGAGCATAGGAGATACAAATTCAAAGGATATATTTAATGAAGCGTGTACAGTTCATGATATTACCGAAATGTTTATTTACAGATTAACAGGATGTAATGGTTTAAATGAATATATAAGCTATACAAAAGATGGATTGAACAAAGAAAGATTGATAGCAATATACATGACATTAGAAGAAGATGGCGGACATTTCAATGATGAGCAATTAAAATGCTATATAGAATACACCGACAAGATTATTGATGAAATTCTAAAGCAAGTTGTAGTGCTTGGTGGAGGTGATTAGAATAGCAGAACTAAAGAAATCGTATTACGCAATAATACCTGCAGAAGTTCGATATGATGAAGAATTGCCACCAAACGCAAAACTATTGTATGGAGAAATTACATCATTGTGTAATGAAAAAGGATATTGTTGGGCAACAAATCAATATTTCGCAGATTTATATAAAGTTTCTAAAATTACAGTAAGTAGATGGATTAGCACTCTATACAAAAAAGGATATATTGCCGTAGAAACACTGTATAAAGAAGGAACAAAAGAAATTATCGGAAGGCATTTATATATTGTAAATACCCCTATTAACAAAAATGTTAATAGGTATATACAAAATGATTTAGAGGGTATAAACGAAATTGTAAATACCCCCATTAACAAAAATGTTAAAGATAATAATAAAGCTATTAATACTAAAATTAATAATAAATTAAAAGTAAGTAAACACAAATATGGTGAATATTCACATGTATTACTTACAGATAAAGAACACACACACCTATTAGATTTATATGGTGATTCATTAGATGAGCATATAAAGATATTAGATGAGTACATTGAAACGAGTGGAAAGAAATACAAGAACCATTCGCTAGTGATTCAGAAGTGGGTTCATGATGAATGGACTAAAAGAAATAAGAACAATCCTGGAAAGCTCGATTCTAAATTCTATGTACAAGAGAACAATCAATCGTATGCAGATGTACATAAGGAAATGGAGCGAGTGAGAAGGGAAATATTAGGAGCATAGAGAGGTGATTAAATGATTAATTGGATTTGTGGAGCTATATGTGGAAGTGGTGCAACACTTCTTCTATATAGCCTAATGGTAGGAAAAAGGATTCAAGAAGAACAGGATAAGGCTACTAAATGTATTTTCAAATATGAAGAATACAGAAGAAAAATAAGAACATTAGAGTATCGAAATAATATACTAAGCAAAAGAATAGAATCTATCAAAAACGAGGTAAAGTAAATGGATTACAAGAAAAAAGGAGAAACAAATGAAAAGTAAAGAATACGATTTAATTAAAGAAATGCTTCAAATGCAGGAAAAGTTAGATGAAGCAATTATGAAAGAATACGGATTAACTGAAATTGATGAAGAGAAGTTGTGCTTCGCTATTCTAGATGAAGTCGGTGAATTGACTCATGAATTAAAAGGAAACTGGTGTTGGTGGAAGAAAACGCAAGCACCTGTTGATAAAGAAAAGGTTTTAGGCGAGTTAGTTGATATTTGGCATTTTGTGCTAAGTTGGCAAAATCACTTCATGAGTGGGGAAGAAGGCTTAAGAAAAGAAAAAGTAATGGGTGAAAACATTAAGCAATATGTTTGGGGATTGAAAAACATAAAAAAAGAATTTGTTTATGTTTTAACAGATTTACCGTCTTTTACAGATAGTAGAGTTGAATCACTTATCGCAATTACAGAATATTTAGGCTTCGAGGTTGAGCAAGTATATGAAGCTTATTGTGACAAGAACAAAGTGAATTATCAAAGACTAGAAAGTGGGTATTGAGATGTACAATCCAAACTATTTAAAAGCAATCCTTATTTACGTAAAGGACAAAGAAACAGGATATATTCACATTGTAGGTACTGACCAACACGACAGATTGTATCTTGATGATGATGGAAACATCCAATATATGAATTTGCAGAACGGTGGGACAACTGAAGAAGATTACGAATTTGTACTTGATGAACAAGGACACAATCAGAACAACCTTACATTCACTAAAGAAGAACAAGAGAAATACGGATTAAGCAATATGGATGATTATTTTAATTCAATCGAATTAGAAACGTATATGGATTTAGAAGCCAAAAAGAGAATCCAAGAATTAACAGAAATCAATATGAGATTAGTTACAGAAAAGGAGAAATAAGTATGTGGATTAGAAGCCAAGACAGAAAGATTTTAACAGAGATTCATAATTTAGATATTGATGATATTAATCAAATATGGGACGGTAGTTCGTTACTAGGCAAGTATTCAACTGAAGAAAAAGCGTTGAAGGTTCTAGATAGAATTGAAGAACTTATTGAGAATCAGTGTGGATTAACGTTCTATATGCCTACAGATGATGAGGTTAAAGTATGACAGAAAAAGATTTAGATGAATTTGAAAAAGAATTCGGATTTAAATTGCTACCTACAGGATTCAAAAAGCCTTTATCAGAAATTACAAAAGAGGAATATAGAGAACGTATTGAATACTTATACAACGCAATTATTAATGATGATTCTGCTGAGGAGAAAGAAAATGATTAAATTTTGTCCTGATTTAACCTCAACTGAAGAAGTTGTGCCAATGATGGTTGGCCAAGGAACATTTACAAGGCCAGTACTGCATAAATGCTTACAAAATAAATGTGTAGCGTATAAGCTTGGCAAATGTTTAAAATACGATAATTGTACGGAATATTGCTTAGAAAAAGTTGATGAAAGGATAAAGAATAAAAATGACAGATAAAGAATTGAAAAAAAGCTTAGAAAAGGAAAGAAAAAAGCAAAGAGAAGAGGCTATAAAAATAAATACTTTTATCAGATTAGATAAAAGCAGTGCTTCTGAAATCGATAAACAAATTGAGCAAACTTATTTATCTTTGCAAAAGAATATTAAATTTGTCTGTACAAATAAAGACTTGATGAACAGTATGCTAGATGAATTAGACTATATTGTTTATGCTTCAAAATTATATGGTGGAAAGCATGTTATGGAAGAATTGGATAATCGTTACAAAAATAAATTAATGAGTTAAAAGGAGAATGAAAATGATTAGCTTACAAAATAATTATGCAATCACTTCTAATGGTGGTTCATTCGCCCTTGTAACGTTCGTAAAGGGTAAGGATAAAGAAGGGAATGAGATAGACGTACAAAAGCCTATCTCATACCATACAACGCTAGAATCGGCTTTACAGAGCTATTCTAACAATCGTATGGCAGATTTAGTTTCTAACGTAGATTTAGACTTGAAAGATGTAAAGAAGGCTATAAACGAGCTTAAGGAGGAAATAAAAACGTATGACTGCGAGTGAAATGTTTGAAGAACTAGGATACAAGAGAAATGTAGAAGATAACAAAATAACTTATTTTCAAAAATTTGGATACGAAACTTTTGAAATAATGTTCGACTTATCAGAAAAAGAAATTAATATAGACACCGACATGGAAGTGAAAATTGAGGAAGATATATTGCAAGCTATTGATAAACAAGCAGAAGAGCTTGGATGGCTAGATGAAAAGACTTGTACTAATTTATCAGAATTTGATTCAATTGATGAATTTGAATGTTCTAATTGTGGAATTGTATTGAGTGAGTATCAACAAATTGAAATTGATGAAGATGATGGAGAAAGGTTCTTTTACGATTACAGACCTAAGTATTGTCCAAATTGTGGAAGAAAGATTGTAGATTGAGGAGGAAATATAAATGAGTATTAATGTAGCAGTAATAGCAGGACATCTAACAAAAGATGTTGAACTATCAAAAACACAAAATGGAAATAGCGTAGCAAAGTTTACGGTAGCAGTAAACGGATACAATGATACTACAGATTTTATTAATTGTGTGGCATGGAATAAATTGGCAGACATTGTAAATATGTATTGTAAGAAAGGTGATTTAGTTACAGTTGAAGGAAGAATTAGCGTTAGAAATTATGATAACCAACAAGGGCAAAGAATTTATATCACTGAAATTGTCGCTAGCAACGTGCAATTACCGCCTAAAAACGTTTCTAATGGGCAAAATTTCAGTTCTAATGTAAATGCATATCAATATCCAAACCAAGCAAATAACAACGCTTACGGCGTTCAAAACACATATACACAACCGAGCTTAACTCAACAAATTGCACAACAAGAATATACTGAAAGCGGATTAAATATTGCTTCAGATGATTTACCTTTTAAGTAATTCTATAGCTTGACGAACTATAGAATAAAATTGTCAAAAAATGGAGGTAACTAATAAGAGAACATTGGACAGAAGAAAAGATAAAATCACAAATCAAAGAAATGATTATTGATACAGGATTAAACAGAATGCCTACAAGAAGAGAAGTTGAAGAATATTATGGTGATTCAAGATTAGGCAATGCAATTTCAAAAAGAAATTTATGGTTTCCTTTAGCGAAAGAATTACATTTGGAATCAAAACCAAGTAGAACAAATTTCGGCAGAAAATATGAATTGAAATTTATGGATTATATAGAGAACAAAGGATATGAAGCTATTAAAATGTCTACAAAACATCCGTATGATATTTTAGTGAATGAATGTGTAAAAGTTGATGTAAAAGCGAGCACCTTATACAGAGGTAGGAATGGGAGCTTTTACACATTCAATTTAGAAAAAATATATCCAACTTGCGACATATATATTTTGTACATACTTAGTGATGATGAAAAAGTTTTAGATGTATTAGTAATTCCTAGTAAAGATGTTATAGGGATAAGTCAAATAAGTTTAGGAGAGCATTCTAGCAAATATTACAAATATTCAAACAAATGGAGCTATATAAAACGATATTGTGATTTTATAAAGACATTAAATTAATACGGAGGTGAAATTAATAGAAATGAATTATGAAGAAAGGATTAAAGAGTTAATTTCTAAAAACAATAGATTAGGAAGGAAGAATATTGAGTTAATTCAAAAGATTAAAGAAAAAGATGAAACAATTCATACTCAAGCTAAAGAAATCAAGAAATTAAGAAGTGAAGTTGGCGAATTAAAAGATAGATTGTATAAGGTATACAGTTCATGAGCACATATGAAGATGTTAAAAGACACTTCTTGTGTGAATGTAAAAGCTACACTTATTATGAGCAGAGAATAGCAGAGCTACAAAGGGATGAAGCAATTTATCCTTTAAAAGCCGAGCTATTCTTAGCTCATGCAGATTATGCAAGAAGAATGAACTATGTAAAAGACAAATTAAGCCAACTTGACGATACTACTAGGACAATGATTGAGTATAGATATATAAAGGGATTCAGTGCAGAAAAGACATCTAATATTGTAGGTTATGCAAGAGAAGAAATCCCAAGAAAAATAAATAAAAACTTAAAGAAAGTGCTCACAATGTGAGCATTTTTTCATGTAATAATTGTTTTAGCAGGATAGAGCAGTAGTAGCTCACTAGTCTTATTAGCTAGAGGTCGAACGGTGCAATTCCTTCTCCTGCAACCATGATTACAAAGCCTATCAGTAAGTCCTTCCCAAATTAGATATTAAATACCAACAATGGCATACAATTAGGCTTTGATATATTACCGAGCGTTTGTCTCGGTTCTTTTAATAATAAGGAGGAGAATATGGGTTCAAAAGAATTTCAAGAATTAGCAATGAAAGCAGTATTTCAAGTAAATCCAAATATTGCAATCAGTGAAATGTTCGTTGTATGGATGGTTAGAGTGCTTCAAAACAATAAAGCATTAATTAGTGCTATGAGCACGGATAATTATTATGAGGTAACGTATAACGGTGATAAAAATGAATTATACGTTGATGAATACATCAAGAATACAAATACTTGTCTAAATGTAAATGACGCTCTATGAGTTTAAAAGGAGGGAAAATAATGAATATTGTTGAAAAAAGATTAAATGAGCTAAAGCCTTATGAGAATAACCCTAGAATCAATGATGGAGCAGTGAAATTTGTTAAAAACTCTATTGAGGAATTCGGTTTCAAAGTCCCTATTGTTATTGATAAAAATGGAGTGATTGTTGCAGGTCATACACGATATAAAGCTAGTCAAGAATTAGGCTTAGAAACTGTTCCTTGTGTGGTTGCAGATGATTTAACGGATGAGCAAGTAAAAGCATTTAGAATTGCAGATAATAAGACGGCAGAAAAAGCTTCTTGGGATTTAGACGCATTAAAGACAGAAATGGAAGAGCTTGAAGAAATTGACGGAATCGACATGAGAGATTTCGGATTCGGTGATTTTGAAATTAGTGCACTAACTGAGGATATGGAAGCAGAAGGATATGACAATGAGCTTATGGACGCATTTAGCGAACATTCAGAAGAAATGCTAAAAAAGCAACGTGTAATCATTACATATGAAACAGAGGAAGAACAACTATTCTTAGAGAAACTTTTACAGGTAACTGAATTAAAAGTGTGCTACGACATCAAGGAATTAATGCATGAATAACATCTATTATGCAATAGCTTAATTATTAAAAGAAAATGGAGGATATAAGGTGAATAAAATTAGTGAGACTTATCAATCACCAAGATGGACAGGAGAAATCGCAGATTGCTCATTACCAGTAACATTTGATACATATTCCAACTGTTCATTTGGATGTGTTTATTGTTTTAGCCAATATCAAAGAGGCATTGGTGCAAGTAAAGAAGCATATCTTAATAAAGATGTGAAATGTATCAATGTTGAGAAATGCAAAAAAATTTTCAGTGGAGAAGATACAAAATCACAATTCTATAAATACATTAAAGACAGACGCCCTATTCAATATGGTGGATTATCAGACCAATTCGACGGATATGAAAAGAAATATGGTAAAACCTATGAAATGCTTAAGTATATGAAATCTATTAACTATCCTATCTGTTTTAGTACGAAATCGGCATGGGTATTTAACGACCCTAAATATCAAGAATTATTCAAAGGTGCAGACAATTGGAATGTTAAGTTTAGTATTATCACACTAGATGAAGAGGACGCAAGAAAAATTGAAGTAGGTGTACCAAGTCCAAGAAAAAGACTTGAAGCAATGAAAAAGTATACTGAACTATCAAAAGGTGGTGCAACTTTAAGATTGCGACCATTTATTGTAGGAGTATCAGATAAAACCTATCTAGATTTAATTAGAGAAGCCAAAAAGGCAGGAGCTACTGCGGTTACTACAGAGTTCTTTTGCTTAGAAATGCGCTCTATTAAACAAGCTAAGGAGCATTATGATGTTATTAGTGAATGTGCAGGATTTGATATTGTAGATTTCTATAGAAAACATTCAAATGGAAGTGGATATTTAAGACTGAATAGAAAAGTAAAGGCTAAATACATTCAAAAGATGAAAGAGCTATGTGATGAATTAGGCATGCGGTTCTATGTATCAGACGCACACTTTAAAGAATGCTCGAATAATTGTTGTTGTTGCGCATTAGACAAGAATTGGGATTACTCAAGAGGAAATTTTAGTGGAGCTTTACAAATTGCAAAGAAACATGGAAGAGTACATTGGAAAGATATTGAAAAGGATATGTACTTCTTAGATTTTGAACGTAACAAAGCAATTGGTTTTAATACAAATACATCAGAAACTAGAGCAAAATATGCAGGAATGACAATGAAAGATTATTTGCATTATTTATGGAATTCACCAAAAGCAGGACAATCGCCTTATAAGATTTTTGAAAAAGTCTTAAAGCCTGTAGGATTTGATGAAAACAATGACATCATTTACGAATATGATAATTCAGTAACATTCTTAAAAAGAACAGAGGAGATTACAGAACTTGAAACAGAAGAAGCAAGACATGTCTAGAGAAGAACATTTACGCCAAATGAAAAGCGTTGAAGAAGAATTAGAAAACACGACATCAGAATACAGAAAAAGAGATTTAAGAAAAAGATTACAAAGGCTTAAAAAGCAGTTGAATCAATATGATTGTTATAGGGGGTATTAAAATAGCAGAGAAACACGCAGGAGGACGTCCAAGGGTAAATATTGATTATGAAGCAGTTGAAAAGCTTGCTTCTATTGGATGTACTCAAGAAGAAATTGCAGATTTTCTAGGATGTTCAGTAAGAACATTGTTAAGAAATGAAAAGTTTTGTCAGACATATAAAAGAGGTATAAGCCACTCAAAAAGAAGTTTAAGACGTATGCAATTTGACAAAGCGTCAAAAGGAAATACGACCATGCTTATTTGGTTAGGTAAACAAATGCTTGGACAGAGAGAAAAGGTTGAACAAACAATGACACATGAGATTGAGGACTTAACACCTTTGGCAGATTTATTGAAATGATGACTAGAACGATTCCGTGGGGGAAATTTTCAGATAAACATAAGAATTATATTAAGACCGCCTTAAATTACAAGCAAAGTGTAGCAGAAGGTGCGGTACGAAGTGGCAAAACGATTGACCACTGCATAATCTTTTCAATGTATTTGGAAACATGTGAAGATAAAATACATTTAGCGAGTGGGTCAAGCTTACCAAATGCGAAATTAAATATAGGTGATTGCAATGGTTTCGGCTTAGAACATATCTTTCGTGGGCGGTGTCGTTGGGGTAAATACAAATCAAACGAAGC